CTTTGTGTGGCTGAAGGAGCACGACCACCGGGGACTAAACTGTCCTCTGACATGGCTTTGCCTATTTTGTAAAACACTCGAATCATTTCCGGGTGGTTGCCCAGCCGTGATGATTCCAGTAATGCCCGTAACTTAGGCGTTGCAAAAGCGTCACGCGCTTTGCTTGCAATCGCCAGATTCTCGTTTAACTTGTCGCCACCAAGCTCTTTGTCATTGATTGAATCCTCCATCCAGGTAGCGCTCATTTTGTCCAGGGCTTTGGCTTGCGCAATCGCTCCAAACTCAATCAGTTTTTGTGCGTTGGCTTGATCAAGCCCGCATTCTTTGGCCGCTGCCTTGTAATCTTCCAGCACTTCACCATTCAGGGTGGAGCCTTCCGGAATGGTAAAATCAGTGTACTCAAGTGCGACCGGCTCCGGTGTAGCTTCAGGTTCGGGTGCAGGAGCCGGGGCAATAACCGGGTCGGTTACTGTCGCCGGGGCAGGATCAATAACAACCGAATCGGTAACAACTGGGTCAACAACAGTGTCAGTCATGGGGTTTTTCCGTTAAAAATTGAATGTATAAATCAGGGCAGGTATTGAATTGCTCCAAAGCCCATAAGCCAACAGCTCTTTTACCTTCGCGGTGCGCAGAACTCAGCGCGTCACCGGTAAAAGTGGATTGATAAACGCTACACTCAGCCAGCAAGCGCTTAACAAAGCGTCGCCCTTCCGGTGTATTGGCAAGCGCGACAAAATCTTGTTCAGCTTGTTGTTCGTCAACCTGCCGTTTCAATTCGTTTTGCGTGTGTTTTTCGTTGATGTGATCCATGGTTAAAGTTTACCGCGGGTTTTAATTATCATCCGCACCTGTGTCATAAAGCAGCTTGGCGGCGTTCTTTAAGACACCGCTGGTCGTCAAGCCCAGCTCGGTGATTTGCAGGGATAAACTGACATCCGTGCCTTTGTCATCGCCGTCACGCTCTAAAGCTTCAGTGGCAGAAGTGACAATGGCAATGGCTTGCAGGGTGACTTGGGTGCCGGCCTTTACGGCTTTTGAAATGCCTAAAGCCTCGCATTGATCTTCATCCAGATAGAGCGTCAGGCCATAGCCGTATTTTTCAGAACGGCAATAGGTCATAGCGCCATTGTCGTCCTGCTCTTTTTTCATGCTGATTAGTTTCATGGGTGTGCCCATTGGATTTCAGTGATTAAAACGGCTTGGGTGCAATAGGTCATGAGGGATAAACGGCCAGGGTTATTTTTGCGCCAGTGCCTTGAGCATTTAACGGGTCAGCGTTAGTTACCAATATAATTAAATACCTTCCGATCGGCCTTACAATTACCTGTTGTGGCCCGGCGGCGCTAGTAACACCGGCATATAGAGTATTCGGGCTGCTGGATTCGACGGCTTTTAATCGTCTACTGCTACTATGGGCAGGTATATCGCTACCAGAGCACTGAATAGCTGAAAGCCCGGTCGAAGGCAACTGGGGCTGTATGCAAAAAGCCGCGATAATATACCTAAACCACAACGGCCCCAGATCAAAGACAACCGTCGCTGCTTGGCCAGCAAGCAGACCGGAAATACTCCCGCTCACCCAGCCAAAATGATCACCGCCTGCTATCACCGCGTCTGCATCGGTTTCGGCAATTTGCACCGGCATGGGGCCTGAGTTAGGCGGTAGCAAAGAATAATTCATGCCAGCCATTACAAATTACCCGCAGGATAAAGCGCATAGATACCGGTGGCAGTCGTTGAGGTGGCGGCAATGATTGAAATATTCATTCTTATCGTTTGCCCGGCAGTCAGCCCAGTCAGTAAAAATGTACCGCCCGACGCCAGTGTTCCGGCAACGTTACCTAGTCCAGTGACATAGATGCCAATACATGGGCCACTAGGCAATGCTACTGCATCAGCAGGTGTGACTGAAACCCCTTGTCGTTCTGTGTATTCTTCGACTCCAAGCGTATAACCAAGTGTTGAAAATAATTGTCTAGGCATTATTGTTGTCCTTGCATTTTGTTAAGTAGATCACCCGACGCAGTGCCGGGTTCGGTTGAGGTTTGTCCCATGTTTTTGGCAACCTGACTGGCTCCCAGCATGGCTTGTTGTTGTTGGGCTTGTTGTTGGGATGCAGCGCGTTGTTGCCTGACCAGTGCCACTTGCTCGCCAGGCAGAATCAATTCAGGGTCAATGCCCAGTTTGTCGCTGTACAATTCAGCCCAATGATCCGGGTCAAACTTGTCCAACACGTCAGGTCTAAGCTGGGCTATCTGCCCCAAGTTGCCAACAAAGCGGTCGATAGAATTGGTCGATACTGCTTTTTGTGCCTGGCTTAGCATGGAAACATACTCGATATTAAGATTGTGGCCTTGCAGTTCTTCAGGCGGTAGCGGTAACTTTCCGTCAGTTAATAGCCGTTCAAAGACGGTTTCAACCAGTGGATCAAGCAACTCGTTGTTTAGGCGCTCAACCACCGGCCCCAACATTAGCATCTTCTCTTCGTTGCGAGCCGCGACTTCGGTTGCCGTCATGCGTCCGATATCCAGGCCGCTAATCATCATGAACAAATCAGAGAAAAACGCCGCATTAACTCGTTGCCGGGTATCTTGTTGCGAGGCCAGTAAATTGCGGATATCTAAATTGACTTCATAAGCAGTTTTGATACCTTGGGTGGCGCTTTGGGCATCGTAATAACTGACACCGCCGGGGAATAATTCCGTCTCCCGGTTCTTCATGCTGGAGGGTACTTGTATTGGTGGATTCGATTGGTAGTCAATGGCCAGCAGCTTTCTAAACTCTTGGGATTGCAGGCCTTTGATATCGCCTAACGCTTCCATGCCAGGTGATACCCCGTAAATATCGCCGCCGACGGTTTGCCAGCGGGGACATACACAGGGGAATGACTTATAGCCGGATTCACGCAGGACAGCTTTGTTGGTGGATGATTTTTCAAAGTACACCGACCGCCACGGCATGTTGATAGCGTCTTTTTTGTTGGGATCTCTATCGGTGCGTGGCTCAATGGCATGAACGAGGGTTATCCATTGGTCGAGTGTGCCACGTTGATAAGCCGACTTGACCGCGCTGGAGCAGTTATCCAGACCAAACTCGGCAACGATAGCGCCTGCCGTGTTGTCAAACTCCCGGTATAGCGTAGTAACATCTCCCTTCCAATCGGTCGTGATGGCATATTCACCGATGGTAAACGGGTGCAGGTGGATGACATTCTTATGGTCTTCTGCAATCAGTGTCGCCGACGTGCCAAATGCGCCCAACTCTTCATACATCGAATGCAAAACGCGGTAAAGATTGGACTTGGCCATCACATCACCGACTTGATCAGTCACCGCATTCAGCCAGACTTTAACCGGTTGGTACTGCATTAAGTCCTTATCGCTCACTGACAATCTAAACCAAGGCCGTGAGGGTGAGGTCATGCCCGACATCATGCCGGCTGACAATACTCTGAGTGCACGGGTAGCGGTTGAGTCATAAATGGTATTAAAGCGCTTAAAGCCCCGGTTGCGGTCACTGATAAAATAGCGTCCGTTCACCGGCAACAAATTGGCTGACACTTCCATCCATTGCCCCATCCAGCTGGAGCGTTCTTTTTTAAGAGCGCCCCAGCGTTGGCTCAGTAACTTGACTTGATCATCCACTATGCTATGCGCCTAACAGGGTTTTCTTGCCCAACGTAGCAGGATCAATCGCTTGACCTTGTCCTCCGGTTAACAGAGTTGTTGAGGGCGTAACACCGCCACCCGCTACATTGTTGGCAGATACACTGGCCTTAACCGCAGCAATATCAGGCTGAATCGCCAACTGAGGCGGTGGTGGAGGTGGTGGAGGTGGAGCAGATGGAGCAGAGGAAGAGCCGCCAAAACACATAAGGTAATCTCGCTATAGGAATTTACAGCGAGTGTAAAGCAGGTTTACATTATCATCCGCACCTGTGGGCTTTTGGGCTATTTTTCGCCTTTAGGCGAATTAATGACACCGGTCAATAAACCGTGTCCGGCATTTAATAATGTCCCTCACTGTCGACTTGCTGCATTCATACTTGCCGGCAATCTGTTGGTAAGTTAAGCCTTCGCCGGGTTCACCGTACAGCTCCCGTATCATTTCACAATCCAGGTCTGACAGTTTGGCTTTGGGATGGTTTTCGCCATGCACTTTGCCGGTGTGATTATGATCTATCCAGTCAGGGCGATTAACCACTGACCATCCAACAATGACCATGCCAGGCAATGGCCGTCCCAAGCGAACATCACCGTTACTGAGCAACAACAGGCAATCGTATTGATTGGGGACCGGGTTTACTTTTGCTTTTAGCCAGTCAATCATCGTTTTAAGTAAGGGTCGTAAGTGCGCATAGCTTCAGCGCGGGAGTTGTGGCTAAAGCCCAGCGAGTGTTGGGGAGAGACGGGAAAGGCGTGGGTCAAGATTTGCGCATCAAACTTGTCGGGACTGCGACCGATAACCTCTTTAATATCGGCTTTTTCACACAACCTGAACTTGTCTTTGATGAAGGTATAGGTCATGGCACACATTTCTTCCCTCAGTTCGGCATCATAAGGCAGGCTGCCCCCTTCTTTGATCCAGATGGAAAACAAAAAGGCCATTTCCGAGCGCTTGTTAAAATACCGGGCATCGATTGCTTTACCGCCAAATTGTACGCCTATGGGATCTTTGCCGATTTGCCGCAAGGCATCGATGACCCCTGCCCCGTAGCCGCCGGTCTCATCGACAAAACAGGCGTCGGCTTCGTGGGTGTCCATTTCCTGGCTGACTTGTGCAGCCACCAGCATAGTGTCGGGTATTTTCATCATCCGAATGGGGTAGGCAGACATGCCTTTACGTCGCGCTATGGCGCTGGAATCGGTACCTTGTCTGGCGACATCCACACCAAGGATGGTGGCGGCATGATCTTGTGAGTTAAGCGGCAAGTGTCGGGACATGGCCGCGTCGATCTCATCACTGCCGAATAAGGCATTGGATGAAGCCGAAGGAAATACGCCACGCACCCGGACACGCACAAAGTCAGAGTCTTCGCCGTAATCATCAACCCATTTTTGTAACTGGGTTTTATTGGTCATCTTGACAGATCGGCTGTCAATTTGCCGCGTTGCCCATCGATGCTTGAATTTACCGAAGCACTCACGAAAGCGCCCTATGTTTTGCGTAGGGTTACCGAAACAACACCAGATAATCTCAGTATTGGAGTCAGTCAGAGCGCCTTCTGATACTTCCCAAATCATGTCGTGGATGGCTGAGGCTTCATCAAATATCAACAATACCCGCGAGCCTTTGTTATGCAGACCCGCAAACGCTTCCGTGTTACGCTCGGACCACGCCACCATATCAATGCGCCACGTTTTTTCGTGCTCCACATCAACAGAGAACAGCGCAGTCGCAGTCAACTTAAACCAATCCCGCGTAACACATAACCGATACCACTTGGCTAACTCTGCCCAGGTCTTGGTTTTAAGCTGATTCTCCGTGTTGGCTGTAACTACGCCCTTAGTATCGGCTTTCGTGCTGATAGCCCACAAGATAATCCATGATACCAGCGCAGATTTACCGATACCGTGACCGGATGCAACAGCTATCTGAATGGCTTCTTTCGTTGAAATTTCCCCCGCTTTGAGTTGCCCGCAAATTTCCGTCAGTGTTTGTACTTGCCACTCATCCGGTCCATCAAATTCTGACAGCTCACCAACTCCCCAGTTGAATGCATAATAGACAAATTCCAATGGGTCATGGTCAAGCGCCCCAATCGTATTAATCAGCTCTAGTTCTAAGTTTTCGCCGCTCATTAGCATCCTTTAATCGTTCGGCCAGCTTTATATTCATATTAACCTCATGCCGCTCAACATACAGCCCGGCGGCTCTTCCTCTTGATACTTCAGCCGATATAGCGGGGCCATAACTCTCTATTTTTTCAGCGCCCCTGCTCAGATCATCCAATCGCGATAAATGTACTGCCAGCGTTAATCCTACCGCTTCAATGATGGGTTTCCTTAATTCGTCGACCCTACCCGTAACCTCCCCGTTGCGCATTAATTCTGAAGCCCTTTTTTGGATAGTTTCAGCCTTCATTTTTCCAGCACTGTAAGCCGCACGATAAGCATCAGCACCTGTCATACCGGATGCGACACCTTGAGCAAACTTATCTTGTTTATTAGTTAGTTCCATAACTCAATCATAACAACCAATATCCTCATCTTCCGCACTACCGTTGATGCTTGGGTGATACGGGCTCAATATATTCGACATACCCGCAATCTATACATTGCCTGTAGCCCCGCGAGTTATAAACCGCCCAGTGCGTGCATTTATGCCGGACCGGAGCGCTCCCGATTACAGGCAGGTTTATCGGGGGCAGGTTTAACATGGGCCAGTTAATCCTTGTCATTCCCCAACCCCCTTTAATAGTTTTTCACCCGCTTTAACACACAATTTCAGTTCTTCAAGCTCAATCCTGAGCGTTTGGCTCTCACGCCCATCCGTTGAGATTTGTTTCAGTGTGAAAAAATACCCGCCTGCATCATCTTCAAGCGCCAAATGTAAAGCACCCGCGCCGAATACCGGATGCTCATCGCTTGGGTGAATTGATACTGACATGGGTGTTATTTTGTAGCCCATAACCTCTCCACTCCTTCATGAAATAAAACCCTGACCGCAATCATCACCACGCCCACCACCAGAACCACGCCCGTTATGGCATAAACCAACGGCATCACGTAGGGCGCTACTCTTTTACGCACAGGTAAATGACCATGAGCATAAAGCCTACCGTTATGGAATAAATAACGCTTAATATCTCCAACAACTCACTCACAAATCACTCCTGTCGCGGCATTCATAACTGCACCAGCGCCCGATAACCTGTTTCCCGTTACACACTACCGCCTCAACTTCATTCCCGCAGACAACACACTCACCGCTGCCCACAATGTCAATTTTTGAAACGGCGCAAATGTTTTTGATGGCAACATCAAGGACGTGTTGTTGACGAATGTCGGCAGCGTCTAATTCATCGGCCATGCTTGGCAATCTCCCGGTTAAGATACCAAGCCGCTTTCTTTAAATCTTCAAGCTCATAGCCTTTGTGCTCTGCTCTCGATATATATTTGATTACATTGCCCAAGTTGTAATTAAGCTTTTTTGCCTCGATGTAATCAATAGTTTCAATGCCGCCATATTTGTAATGAGCCGGATTGATCGCGTCTTTAGTTTCAATGCCCATTATTTGCCTGTCCTGCAGAGCGTTAAAATCCGGTTGATTGTGTTTTCATTCTCTAGCTCAATACATAACAAGTCACGTCTAAGCCGCATAAAGGCAATGTTTTCTTGATAAACATTGATTATTAACTGCTTGGCATCCTCAAGCGAAGCAATGTCTTCATGTATTTTTTTTAGCCTGTTTTCAAATTCAATCATTTTCACTCTCCTAAAATTGACCTGTCCATAATTCCTGTTTTTGCATAATAAGCACGGTATTTTTCGCGTGCCTGAAATTTCTGCTCAGGTGTTTTCTTTTCTGACCGATAATTAGATTTATAGTAAATGTGCTTTTTTTCTTTTGTCGCCGCACGCTTTAGCTCTTTGGCTGTCATCGTCGCCCCGCGGTCATTTTTCTGTGCTCATCGACATCCTTAACCGCCTCTTCACAAGTAGCTTTTGGTAAAGTAACTGCTATCCATAGCCCATTAAGCCAGCCTCCATGCCAGACCTGACCAACAAACCCATCGGGGAGCTTTTCAATCCGATAATTCATTCAGTAATTTCCTTGATCTCAATCAATACCCTGCCACCCGGTGTTTTCTCGCAGCGAATCACACTAAGCCGGTCAACCTGCTCATCATCCATCCACACCCCCGCATGGGTTAACGCATCGAGCACACTTTTCACACGATTATCAATATCGTACTTACGCAAGGTAGGGGCATACAAAGCCATATCGACCATTAACCGGCCTGTGAGCGTGTTTAAGGCCATTTCTTTAATAAGGCTATTAACCGTATTCTTAAACTCAGTTCCTTCCTTGCTGATATAGATTTGCGCCCGTCTGCCTATGACTCGATGCTTCCAGTAGTGATTGATTGATGGCGGCCAGGGTAGGGATAAGGTTGTTGTTTTCATAATTTGAATTGACTTGAATTGACATTAATTGACAGAGTAAAAATGACGATTTAAGTTATTGATTATTAATATATATATATTAAATTGGCAAATTGACATATACATATATACCCCCGCTTATATATAGACAAGGGTATGCCATAGCTCCGCGATTTGCCAATTCACCCTTTTTCTTTTTAAATTCATAAACTTGAATTGTCATTTTTACCTTGCCAATTCATGTCAATTTGCCAATTCATCGGGGTTTAACGCAATAAATGCCATTCGCGCTTTGCCGGGTTTACCTTCTCTGGTATTAACCAAACCAATCAATTCGGCTTTGATTAGCGACTGCAATACTTCGGACAGCTCCTTATCCTTCAACTTTGAAAAAGGCGCTTTCCTGTGCATATCCCTTTCAGTTATGCCTTTATCATCCGCACGAATGGCAAACAATATTTCTTGCTTCATTTGCTGATACAAAGAGCCTGACAGGTTTTCTCTTACGTCAATAACCGTGGCCGATGAAAGCATGCCCATGTAAGCATTGGAACTGATGGCGGAATCTTCATTAACGACGGTAGCAAAGGGATATTTAGATAACTCAACCATTAGCGCCATACGTCCTGAAAACTCTCCATAACGTCCTACACACCCCGACAAATCTTCGGCTTCCAATGCGTTCATTAAATCGACCATCTGTTCAGAAAATGCCATCAGTAACAGCACAGCCTCCGGGGACACGTCTAAAGTAATTGTTTCGCCGGTTGCCGCCGGATTTGCGTGAAATAAATTAGCGGGGTCTTTTTCAGCCGCACGGTCATTAATCGCTTTAGACCAGTTGATAATAGAGAGTGGTACAGGAATGGATCTTACTTTTCTTGGCGCTACCCGTGGCATGGTGCTTTTGCAGGTGATGAAACGGCCAAAGAAGCCGTCTTTAATCATGCTATGGGTTAAATTGTCATAGAAAGTGGATGGCGTGGTCATTGACTGAATAGTAATGGCAGGGTTCTTAATGGAGATACTGCCTTCCACACTCTTTGCTGATCCTAATGTTGAATAATTCTTAGACCTGACATCACCGCCAAGCCTTGCAATGCACTCCATAAGTGCCGTGTTTGCACTTTTGCCAATAAAATTTACTTTATTATTGGACGCCTCAAGATACAAACCAAGCTCATCAATCACAGTAATATGAACGGGCTTTACATTAAGCGTTGATAACACGGCTCCCGCAGAGGTATAACCGTCACCGGCCAGTAACGCTTCCATGCCACAGGCTTTTAATACATCTTCGGTAACTCGCTTAATATGTTCTTTGCCACAGGCAGTTGGAGCAATGTTTAAAAAGTACAATGATGAATAATCATCAAAAACCGTTTTAAAGCGTCTTCCCAACAGGACTGACACAATGCCCAGTGCCGCTTGCTTGGCAAACATAGGTTGGGGGATTTTTGCAGTATCATTGTAATACTGCTCAATGTCACCCAATATGCCGGGTAGCCTGTCAAGCGCGTTATGTTCAATGTCCGCAGGTTTTGCATAAAGCTGGGCAGGGTCAAAAAACATAGGCTCAGTAACCGGCTTATTAACCCACCCGGCATCCATAGCCATTTTAAAAATAGTGGCCTTGGTGATACCGGATAAGCCTTTACGCTTAAAGCTGTTCCAGACTTTTAGCTGATCTTTATAGTTATACTTGGCCGACTTTTGCGCCCAGTTGCACCACAAATCAAAGCCGGTTCCACCGCCCACATCATTCTGTAGCGCCATACCGATTTGATACCAGGTATCACGTTCATCAGCATCAATAAACAACAAAGCCGCTTCCAGCTCCACCAGCTCGCCATCCGACAAAGGGATAGCCGGGCCGACTGCTTCATCTGAAATAACCGTTTTTGTCCGCGCCAAGTCACGCAACCAATCGGGTAACGGGGAGGCAATGGCCCCATTTAACGGGTCACTGGACGCTTCCCACGCATAAGAGCCACCGCTGATATGGTTGGATGGTTCAAGAACAATGTAACCATTGGTCTTGACATCAATACCCTTGCCTAATTTACCGGGTAAAGTCTGATTAACCGGAAATTTAAAAACACGATGCTCACCACCGCCACCGGTATATTGCAAAATATCCGATACCAACGGGCCGTGTTCTGCTTCAATAGCATCAATGGTGTACATGCCGCCATTACGGGGATCTATATCAATGGCGCATAAATTAGACGGGGCCAAGTACGCGGCAATATTGGCATCAGGATAACGTGTCCACCAACGCCTGATTATCTCGCTATCTATGGATGCATCATCTTGCCCATTGGGCGCTAGTTTTTGAAGCGGATGCTTGCCAGCATTTTTACAGTCAACTTCACCACAGGCACACTTATCATTAGCGCCGATATTCCATAACGGAAATACATGCCAGCCAATAGCGGCATAACGTAACGCATAACCAAGCCTTGATTCAGGATCAATACTTGGAGCCGCATTGTTCACCACCAACTCAATGGTTGACATGACGGCGTGCCATTAAATTTGTTACCATAATTTTATTATTATTGGTTAGGTTAAAAAGAGCTTCGGACATGACCCCGAAGCTGTAGAGTTGCACCAGGAGGCGCTTTAGGTAGATCATTAAATCTTAAAACCCATACCCACTATCATCGTCGTCGTCGCTTCCTTTCAGAAACAACCAGGTGGCTGTGCCGATTGCAGCGATAGTGAGTAGCACAAGGGTAATTACCTTAATTTCTGTCATAAGTAAATTTACGTAGGTCGTTAATGTTTATCGGGTTACTTCGGTACTAATGGATGCCAAGCGCCTCATTCAATAAAATGGCCTCAGTCCTTTTCCTTTCGAGATGCTCAATGAAAATACGTTCTTGGTACTCACTGAGTGTTAGCTCATTCATGGCTGCAAGCCCCAACAAGCCTTTTTTTACGTCTTCGGTGGTCTTGCAAGCAAGTTGGGCAATCTTCTTTTCGGCCATGATTATTTAGTCTCCAAAGATGTCGGGTCGTATTTGTTCGCGGGGAATTCGCTACGAAGAGCGTGCAAAGGTATTCCGAAGTGTTCAGATACGCGAAAGCAGTCCTTAAAAGGGAGTTTTTTCCTTCCCTTTTTAAGGTTTGTAGCCCATCCTTCTGTTTTTCCAAGAAAGCGAGCTAGTTCAATTGTTTTAATATCTTTTATCATGGGTGAAATATACCAAATGGTAGACTTTTAAGCAATACCTTTTGGTAGTTGATTAAAATTAATCTTTTGGTAGATTAGGAGGTATGAAAGAAGTGACTGAAATACGACAATTAAACTTAAAAAAAATGGAAGCGCATTATGGCTCTCAAGTTGCGCTTGCGAATATTCTTGACTCAACAACTGCCCGCATTAACCACCTATTGACTGGACATAGAAATATCGGTGAAAAGACGGCACGTAAATTTGAGTCGCTATTAAAAAAGCCTTTAGG